GGAGAAGGACGCTACATGGGCGTCCCGTCTGTGTTTCTACGCACATTTGGTTGTAATTTTAAATGTGCTGGCTTTGGTATGCCCCGTGGCGAACTTAGTGCTGAAGCAAACGAGTTAGGGCAACTTGCTCACATGTTTAACAAATACGAAGAACTTCCGCTTGTCAGCACAGGTTGTGATAGCTATGCCAGTTGGCATCCAGACTTTAAAGAACTTAGTCCAATGCTTACCAGCGAAGCAATCGCAGATCGTATTATGGAAATTCTCCCACACGGCGAATGGCGGGATGAACATCTTGTTATTACAGGTGGTGAGCCTTTGTTAGGGTGGCAACGTGCTTATCCAGAGTTGTTAGAGCATCCTAAAATGTCTGGTTTAAAAGAGATCACATTTGAGACAAATGGTACTCAGAAGCTAACTGAAGAATTTAAACATTACTTAGGCGAGTGGACTGCTGAACATTGGGATAGAGAAGTTACATTTTCAGTAAGTGCTAAACTGCCAGCCAGTGGCGAGAAGTGGGAAGAAGCTATTTGTCCGGAAGTAGTGTGCGAGTATGAAAAACGTGGTACTGCGTATCTTAAATTGGTTGTATCTACGGCAGATGATATTTTAGATGCAGAACGTGCTGTTAAACAATTTAAAGATGCAGGATTTAAAGGACACATTTATCTAATGCCTGTTGGTGGTGTGGAAAGTGTTTATACGCTAAATGCAAAGAATGTAGCACTGGCCGCTATGAATCGTGGATGGCGATACAGTGATAGACTACAGGTGCCGTTGTTTAAGAATGAGTGGGGAACTTAATGGAAACTAAGAAAAGAACAATAACTAGAATGGTAACCTATCGAATAACTGCATGGCTGTTTACAATCTTCTGGACATGGCTATTCACTGGTGATGTTGCCAGTGCTACAGGATTTGCTACTGCACTGCATATTCTGTTAAGTATCGATTATTATATCCATGAAAGAATTTGGCTTAAAATTAAATGGGGACGAACTGATGCGTAATATCAATTGCAATTATTTTAATGATAGATATTCATCATCATGGACTTTAAGACTAAAAGGAATTTATTTTTCTTTGAATCGAAACAAAGTAACAAAAAATTGGCAATGTCATATCAAAAGAATAACTGATTTAGATATTTTAGGTCTGTATCATGAAATAAGTTGGAAACTTAAATGAGATTTGAATTTGTTGACATAGGCACCTGCGACTTTAATACCAGTGCAGACGAAGTTTTAAAAGACGAAAAAGCCAAAGTTCTTTTAATAGAACCTTTAAAATTTTATCTTGACAAATTGCGTGTACACGATAATATTTTAAAAGCTAACATAGCAATCGGCGACAAGCTGGGTGGCGTAACTGTTTACTACATGGAAGAACAAACTATTGTAGATCATAATTTACCAGATTGGTTAAAAGGTTGCAGTACTGTAGGAAGGCCTCATTGGCTAGCTATTGATAATTTAAATCAAAAAGGCCTAAGTCACGATCTTATCAAAAGACAAGAAATAAATATGATTACGTTCATGGATCTTTGTAGGATTTACGATATTCAATCTATTGGGAAGTTAACAATAGATACCGAAGGACATGATCATCTTATTCTACCCGATGTTTATGAAAAGATAATTTCTGGGTTTGATATTAAAACTATAATATTTGAGTATCAACCGTATATGGGAAATACAGCTCAACTAGACGAGTTATCGTTAAAATTCGAAGCGTTGGGATATAAAAAATCCTGGCCTACTACTATGGATGTTAGGTTAGACAAATGATTAAAAAATTCTTTAAAAAAATTACAGGTTTAGATAAACTTGAAGCAGATATAGCCGAAGCTACACGGAAAAAAATTGAAGCTGAATTGGCTGCAGAAAAGGCTGAACAAGAGTCAAAAGATTCTATTGAAAAAGCCAAACAGGAAGAAGAATTGGCCAAGCTATCTCCAAAAGAACGTGCTACGGCAAATAAAGAACCTTGGATAGAAGTTTTAGACACTCATGTTAATAAAGAGAATGTTCGCAACGGGTTTTTTGAACTTGACTGGAATGAATACTTTGTGCTACAATTACGTAGCAATGGGTATCAGGGTGATACTGACGAATCTATTGTGGATCAATGGTTCCAAGATCTCTGCAGAAATATAGGCGCTGAAACTGGTGTCGATATGGATCGTAGAGGTAGTGGATTTGTTAACAGAGCGTTACGAGATGACGGAAAAACTGAGATCGGTTAATGACATATATTCTAGTAGATACTGCTAATACATTTTTTAGAGCACGGCATGTTACTCGTGGAGACCTTAACGACAAGGTTGGAATGAGTATTCATGTCATTCTTAATTCTGTTCGCAAGGCATGGAAAGACTTTAACGGCAGTCACGTAATTTTCTGCTTAGAAGGTCGCTCTTGGCGAAAGGATCATTATGCTCCATACAAGAGGAACCGCACCGACGCTCGGGCTCTACAAAGCCCTCGCGAGGCTGAAGAAGATCGAGTATTTTGGGAAACGTTTGATAAGTTTAAAGATTTTGTTACAGAGAAAACTAACTGCACAGTTCTGCAACATCCGCAATTAGAAGCAGATGATTTGATTGCTGGTTGGATACAAGCACATCCAAATGATGATCATGTTATTATTTCGACAGATGGCGATTTTGCACAATTGATTGCTCCTAACGTTAAACAGTATAACGGTGTAATGGGCATCACAACTACGCACGAAGGATACTTCGATGACAAAAATAAACCTGTCACTGATAAGAAAACTAAACAAGTCAAAGAGGCACCGGATCCAGAATGGTTACTATTTGAGAAGTGTATGCGTGGAGACACCTCCGACAACATCTTTAGTGCTTATCCGGGAGTACGTGAGAAAGGCACAAAGAATAAAATTGGTCTCCGTGACGCATTTGCCGATAGAAAAACCAAAGGATATTCTTGGAATAATATGATGCTCCAGCGTTGGACCGACCATGAAGGTATCGAACATCGTGTATTAAACGACTACGAAAGAAATCGACTACTGTGCGATCTTACTGCACAGCCAGAAGAGATTAGAAATATTATTAAAGAAACAATTAATGCATCAACTACTAGCAATAAAAATGTTAGTCAGGTTGGTATCAGATTGTTAAAATTCTGTACAACTTACGATCTTGTTAAAGTCAGTGAACAGATACAAAGTTATGCAGATCCACTTAACGCAAGGTATATATTATGACTACAGTAGCAAAAGTATTAGTTCCGAATAAAAGTTGGTTGCTAGAGGACAATGGATTAAAAATTGGAACCTTAAACAAAGAAAGAAGTTCATATTCGATTATTAAAAATGGACAAAAGATTCCCGTTGGCACAGCTAAAGATGTTAAAGAAAAATTAGGCATTACTTTTAACGATACAAAAACAAAATCTGAAAAAGTAGAAACTAAAGAATACAGTGTCTACGATTTTCCTTGTGGTTCTAAACCATTTGGCAGTGTTTACAATATTCGTAAAAAATTACCTATATATGCCAAGAGTTCAAAAAGTAAAAGCCAATACTGTGCAGGTTATTATGTAATTAAATTCCGTAAAGGATGGGTCAAGAGCTATTGCCCAAAACTAATTACATTAGAACGTTATGCGTTTCACGGTCCTTTTAAATCTGAATTAGAAATGAAACAGATGCTCACTACATTAGGTAGAAAAGATTATGAAACAAATTAACACATTACCTATCGAAATGTATCTAGAAAAGGCCAGAATTGCAAATAAATCCGGTCAAAAAACTCTAGTTCTTGACATTAAAGATGCTGTGGCTTTATCAGATAGTCTAGCTGTAGTAATGACTAGATTAACTGGACAGTTAGAAGAACTTATTGCACAGTCCCAACGAGCACAACCACAAGAGGATGTCATTCAGGTTAGTATGGATGGGGGCGGATTTCGGTAATTTTTAAATAAATAAATGCGTATATTTCTGGAACATACGCATTATGAGTCGACCAAAACCTAACATTTTATTAGAAATAACAAATAAGAAAAATTACAAGACAGAACAGGTTTTGGAAGCAGATGCCATTTGGGCAGTTTTCTATAAAGACAAACCTGTTAATCTCAAAACCACAAGTATTGTGGCGCAAGATATTGGACCAAAGTATAAAAAGGTTAGTTTTTCAAATGCAGGACACGCTTTTAATCTAGCAGAAAAGTTGAATAAACTTTTTAACTGCAAAGATTTTTCTGTATATAAATTAACTACAGGACAAAAACTTAACGATGAATCAGAAGGATGAAATCACCAAATATGTAATGACCCAACTGGGTATACCTATTGATGATGTCACTTTTAAAAAAGCCACATTTGCTTGGTGGCAAAATCCCAGAAGAAAAGACCAAGGCGGTTTTCGATTATCCGATAAAGGCTACGAGTTTTTAAAACGTGCAGAGATTAAAGACTACGAAATTAAGCTACCCAAAAATACAGAATTTAATAGCCAACTAATAATTTGGTTAGACAAATTTGTCGATTGTCCATTTTACATTACTAAAAAATCCATTTTTGTTTTTGGAGAACGAATGGCTGTACAATTAATTTTATTTTCTGGAGACATTCAAAAATACGGATGGAGTCGAGCTCGCAGTGTTGCAAAATCACAACTTGACGCAGGTTAAGAAAGAGCATATAATTTATGCATACGTTACAAAAACGTATTAAAATTTAACTCAACAAAGGTTTTAAAATGGCAGAAAAAATCAGCGGTAACCGCACTGTTACTCCTAATGAAGCTAAAAAAAGCATTCGCAAGTGTGTAAAAATTAAACGCCCTGTGTTCTTATGGGGCCCTCCAGGTATTGGCAAATCCGATATTGTTAAACAAATTGGCGACGAACAAGCTCGTGAAGTTATTGACGTTCGCCTGTCACTTTGGGAACCTACTGACATTAAAGGTATTCCATACTTTGATTCAAATGCAAACACTATGACTTGGGCACCTCCTGCAGAATTGCCCACTGATCCAGAGTCTACTGCTATTCTGTTCCTAGATGAATTGAACTCTGCGGCTCCTGCCACACAGGCGGCGGCTTTTCAATTGGTGCTCAACCGTCGTGTTGGCACTTACGTACTGCCAAAAGGTGTTAGTATTATTGCTGCCGGTAACCGTGAAACTGACAAGGGTGTAACTTATCGTATGCCTGCTCCGTTGGCAAACCGTTTCCTGCATTTGGAATTGCGTACTGATTTTGACGACTGGTTGATGTGGGCTACTAAAAACAAACTGCATGAACAGGTTGTTGGTTATTGCTCTTTTGCCAAACAAGACTTATACGATTTTGATCCAAAAAGTGCAAGCAAGGCATTTGCTACTCCGCGTAGCTGGTCATTTGTTAGTGAATTGTTAACAGATGATGACTTAGACGAAGGTACTTTGACTGATTTGGTGTCAGGTGCTATTGGCGAAGGGTTGGCAGTTAAGTTTATGGCGCACCGCAAAGTTGCTAAACAAATGCCTAGGCCTGAGGATATTTTGAGTGGTAAAATTGATAAAATTACTATCAAAGAAATCTCAGCTATGTACTCTTTGACTACTTCTTTGAGCTACGAGCTTCAAGAAGCAGATCGTAAGAAAGCCAAAGATTGGGACAAAATGGCTGACAATTTCTTTAAATTCATGATGGATAATTTCCCAACTGAATTGGTTGTTATGGGTGCCAAGGTTGCACTTACAAACTATCAACTGCCATTTGATTCCAGCAAAATGGATCACTTTGACAAATTCCATGACAAGTACGGCAAGTACATTATCACTGCAATGGAACAATAAAATTGGCCCGCAAGGGCCTTTTTTACTTGACTTTAGAGTATTTTGAATATATAATTATATATCAACAGCAAAGGGTTACTATGACATCAGTAATGAAAACCGAAAAGATTAAAAAAGAAATTCCTACTAAAGAATACACTGCTTCAGAAAAATCAAAGATTTTAGATAAACTTATCACTGCCCGTGTGGGTTTGTTGTTGCGTCATCCGTTTTTTGGCAATCTTGCTACACGTATGAAATTGATTGATGCCAGCGATTGGTGTCCTACACTAGCAACAGACGGACGTAATTTTTACTACAATAACGATTTTGTTTACAAGTTGAAACCAAAAGAAGCAGAGTTTGGCTTTGCTCACGAAGTATTGCACAACGTATTTGATCATATGGGACGTCGTGATCATCGAGATCCAGTTATTTCTAACATTGCCGCAGACTATGCCGCAAATCAAATTCTCAAAGATGAAGGCATTGGAGAAGTTCCAAGTTGGATTAAAATTTATCAAGACAACAAATATCGCGGTCAGAGCTACGAACAAATTTACGAAGAGCTTGAATCCAAGGCAACCAAAATTGATTTGAGCACCCTAGGCGAATTGTTGGACGAACATCTTGACGGAGAAGGTGATAGCAACAACAACGGTGACGGTGATAATGAAGGTAAAGGTCCTCCAAGACTAACTGCTGATGAAAAGAAACAAATACGTGACGAGATCAAAGAAGCAATGGTTGCGGCTGCTCAAGCGGCGGGTGCCGGGCGAGTACCGGCAGGTGTACAACGTCTAATCCAAACTTTTACTGAACCTAAAATGGATTGGCGTCAAATGTTGCGTATGAATATTCAAAGCATTATCAAAAGCAATTTTAGTTTTTCTCGTCCAAATCGCAAGTCACAGCACTGCGGTGCAATTTTGCCTGGTTTGATGAATGAAGAAACAATTGATGTAGCAGTGGCCATTGATATGAGTGGCAGTATTTCGGACAAAATGGCCAATGACTTTATAAGTGAAGTCAAAGGTATTATGGATGAATACGTTGACTTTAAATTAGATTTGTGGTGCTTTGACACTGATGTCTACGGCTACCAACAATTTACAGGCGATAACGCTGATGAAATTACGGAATATCAATGCAAGGGCGGCGGTGGTACAGACTTTGATGTTAACTATCAGTTTATGAAAGACAACGACATCAATCCAAAACGTTTTATTATGTTTACTGATGGTTACCCATGTGGTAGTTGGGGTGACGAAGATTACTGTGAAAGCCTGTTTATTGTACACGGAAATGACAAAATAATTTCTCCATTCGGTCAGACTGCATATTATAAATAAAGTAGGTATATTATGGGAATTAGCAAAGGTAAAGTGAATTCGTTAAATGTCTTAAACGTAAGACGTTTGAACAGGATTCCTCCAAACTTTGCTAAGATCCATCTAAAGAATTTCTTTGATATTCAAAGACTCGATAGTTGGATTTACTTAAATCTTGACAGTAGATACTGCATCAGAAAAGCCAGTATCATAGAGGATAACAAGCTAATTACTGTTGTAGAGGTAGGTATAGAAGATGCTAAAGAAATTACCATGATGTCTTTAGCCTGCCCATTATTAGATAAAAAATAAGGAAATATAATGTCAGAAGAACAAAAAGGTCCAGAATTAACTGTAACAGATTTACAGAACATTCGTGCTATCATTGATATCGCCGCAACCCGTGGCGCATTTAAAGCCGCAGAAATGGCAGCAGTTGGTGCAGTTTTTAACAAATTAGATACATTCTTAAGTGCTGTTACACCTGCATCTGCACCAGTAGTTGAAGAACCTACACCACAACCTACAGAATAAGGATTTCAAATGAAACATGTTGGAAAAATGAAAAATAACGGGGCTCGTATAGTTGTTGCATTTCGCACACTTCCAGGAGATCCACAAAGTGCATTAGTAGTTGGTACCAACGGTTTGACCGATTCTTATCATGATGCACTTATGAGTCTTGTTGAATCAGAAGGTGCTCAACAGGCCAATGAGCTAGCTGATCTACTTGCTGTTAGAAAATTCCCAGACGGCAGTAATATGTTAGAATGGTTACATAATCGAGGAAGTCTTAAAAAAGTTCCTACAAATCTTGTGTTAATGACACCTGATACTAAAACACTAATTCAACTAGACGAGTTAAATTTATTGATAGCCGATCAACGTGGTGTAACATTAGATGATCTTGCTATTACT